TTCACAGCGCTGTTGAGGGCATTGGTCGTGTAGATGCCTGATGCTAAGCCTCCAGAGAGCAAGTAGGTGTAGCCTGTGTGCACCTCCAACTTGTTGTTGAGCAAGCGGAGGAGATTCTTGAGGATCTTGAGAACCTTTTCTTTGTCAGGTTTATTGTAATTCTGCTCAAAGGTGTAAATGAAGGCATTGTCTGCGCATTCCATGGCAATTCGTTGCATGTATTTGTCCCAATTAGCATAGTCAAGGGTGATGAAATTGTTTCCCTTCTTTAGAAGCTCTGCTACTAACCGGGTGAAGTCCTTGTGCGCGTCAAAGCCTGCCGTGTGGTTGACGTTCCACAGTTCGCCTGTGAAACCGCCGACGATCCATGCGAGATACTTCTTGTTAAGGAAGAATTCGATGGCGTCGACGTTTGAGAAGAGCCTGATCTTACCGGCTTCGAACACTTTGTGCTTCGGTAGGGTCTCGTCCTTCAATGAGGCGGCTATGAGGAAGACGACATTGAGATTGTGTTGCGCCATTTCTTCGTAATCCCTGACTGATTTGATGAAATATTCAGTAGCAGGAATCTTTCGAAAGGTGTAAAACTCCGCATCGCCTGTTCGTTCAAACAGCTGGGCTTTCTTTGTAATGTTGAAAAGTTTCTTCATCGTGAAGCCTGCTGACGTGTCCATATCCATTCCCCTAATGAGTTCGTTGAGGGGATGGGTTGGTTGATTTCTAACCCCATTGATGACATTGTATGAGGGTAGGACACACACGTACTTTCCAAGGTGTTTGTTGTAGAAGTCATTGAGTTCTGGTTGAAAATGGTCGATGTACTCCTTGGCTTCTCCCATTGATCTCGTACAGTATTTTCGTACTTGATTTAGGCCACGATTTGGTCGGCCTACATGATCTAGGGGAAAAGTCTTCACGGCTGCTTCGGAAAGGTTCTTGAAGGGCTGCACTGCTGGAACCATGGTGTCATATTCCTTTGGCTGTTCAGAGGCTCCGTACGTTCGCTTGTAGCGAGACGTCGAGCCCGTAGG